GCGAGACGAGAAACGATGTCGGCGATGCTGACCTCGTCCTCCTTTGGTTCGATTTCGATTGTTGCGTCTTCCATTTGTTTGAAAAATTTGTCAACTTGCTTGGCGGTAAAACTGAAAAGACCTGTCGCATTTGCGGCAGGAGTTTGCACGAGATCGGCGCTGTAGAGTTCCGTGCAACTTGCAAAGTCCATCCCGTTCACTTCGCGAATCGGGCCGCTGAAAGCGATGCTGATGCCGAACGTGTCAGGGAGTTTGCTGGAAATCTCCAAGACGTAATCACGCATGGGCGATGTTTGCAGAAGGTTGAGATCGCCCAAGAGTTGCGATCCGACGATGCGGAAATTATTTACGAACCCGACGATATCTTTAATGCCTGCGCCGTGGTCGAGGTTGACTTTAACGCCGCCCTTGTATGACTCCGCGCACTCTTTGACTTCCATCAAAGTCTGCTCGTCAACATAAAGCCCGTGGCCTTTTGCTTCGCCGATTGAAATTATTGAGACACCTTCGATGACATCCATGCGAAGGCGCGGATGTCAATTAGTCGGAATACCTATGCACTATGTCGTCGAGAATCTGTTGCTCAAGCGCGGACTGAACAACGGCCATGATCTGCGCCTCGTCATCTGGAGCGCACCCCACGATCTCGAATGATGTTGATATCCGTTGCCTCACCCTCGATGAGCACAAATGCGTGCGCGTTCCTGTTGCTTTCACCATCGCAAAGCAATCAATATCGACTCCGCTGAGATTTATTCCTGTTCGGCATCCTTCGATTTTAAATGACGAGGAAACTTCTACACTTGGAGCATGGCAAGTGATTCGGGTTTTGTTCCCACGAACATTAACAATGGTGTCCTTGCGTAATCTCTCCCCGCCACCGCCTCCAGGTAGATCGGTCGGCGAGATTGGAGGCGCGATCTGCGCCACCAATAGCCCTTGCACGCCGATTGATATCGGCGTCGGGCTTGCCAGCAAGCCTTGCGTTGCAATGAGCAAGGATGCGATCATTCCTTAAATTCGAGTTACAACCGTATTCGTAGTGCCGTCTCCGGTGATCGCTTGCGTAATTGCGCCGGATGATCGCTGAGTTGGCGTGACGGTTAGAGCGTTTGCAATATCGAGTCCGTGGATCGCGTGGACTTCGGTGATCTCGGTGAGTTCTGGCGTAAGTTCCGTCCGCATCGCGCCTGTGAAAAGCGTGACTGCGCTTGTCGCGAAGGCCACCGACTCGATGACGGCGGCTTGAAATTGGTGAACATTTGCAGCTGCGTGGTTTTGCGCGTTTAGTTGCAATTCGTTGTTTGCGTTGGTCGCTCGGACGACCCTGCCGCCGTAGGTTCCGTCTGTCGTGTGGCTGGACATCAATTCGTCCCAGACTGCGCTTGCATTTGTTGCCGCAGTTGGTGGCGTTGTGTATGACGCGCTGGCAAGCCTACTAGAAGTTGCAACATCAATGCGTGCGAGTTCCACCCCAAGCTCCGATCTTACGGCTATTGCAGTCCCTGATGTTGTGGCGGTTGAAAGATCATTCACAAGAATCTCAGCCGATCCGTTCCATGCAATCGAGCCGCTGGCAATAGGCGTTGTGGAATTATAGAAAGCAACTTGGTATGTCCCTGCTGTGATCGCTGGCATATTGCCCGTATAGAAACGAGTTGTTCCAATCTCCGCGCAAGTTATCGCAGAACCTACCGTGATTCCAGATTTAAAGAGTTGAGCCGTTACCGTTAGACCTGTTGCCGGTTGCGCCGTGTTTAATTCGTTTGCCATATCTTTAAGAGTTCAATATTGCTATCGCTTCTTGCGTTGTTTCTGTAAATCCAAATGGAGCATTTGTCCAATCGCTTCGAGGCGCTTGATCTGCCGCATAGGCTGCAATCATCCCGTCCGTCCAACCCTTAACTGCCGTCAGTTTTGGCGAGGATTTGCCTGCCGAAATTAGTTGTCCGCTCAAATCAAGAAGCGTCACAAGCCCGGTTGAATTGTATCCTTCCTTGTTCAGCCATTCTTCTGCTGTCCACGAAGGTGGTGGCGGAATTACCCATTGACCATTATCCCAAATCGCATTTGGTGATGGTTTAGGTGGAGCGGCAATCCACTCTTGAAGTTTTGGGTTGTTTGTCTCTTCCCAAGTGTCGATCAAGGATTGTGCCAAATCACGAAGATCGGAAGGATTTGTTCGATTGTAATAATTAGGCATAGACTCTTGTGTGGTTGGCGACGGTTGCGCCGTTATTGTTGGTGATGGCGAGTCCGCCTTTTTGGTCATTGATGTCGCGGACGAGCGGCGCGTAGAAGACGAGAGACTGCGGGCGGATTTTTTCGCAAGTCATCCCCTTGGCGAGGGAGGCGATTTCGGCGGCGGTGAGGGCGGCGTTCCAGATGCCGACTTCGGCGATTCTTCCTTGAAAATAAAAAGCTAAAGTGTTATTTCGGCGGACTCCAATTAACGTTTCCGAAACGACTGGAAAAGTTGCGGTCGAATGCGTCGTTCCGCCTGTCCCATTTAAAAACGGCTCGGCGGTGCTTGTTCCAAAAACCCCCGCAATGTGCCTCCACTCATTAACTCCAGTCACGGTCGCCGTTGAAGTTGATGAATTCGCCTGAGTCTGAACATAAGACTTATATTGTGTGGCGCTTATGTCTTGAAGTCCTAACATAACGCGGTTTGTGCTGGGAGAATTGTTACCCAAAGCGATACCTATTGTTCCAAGCGGTTGAACCGTTGGGTAAACCCAACAGGCGAGGGTGAATGGTAGCGATGTCACGGTTGCGCCTGCGCTTAAATACTGCGTTGTGCCATTGAACGAGTAAGCCATTACGCTGCGCTCCTTACTTCGACGGCGATGAGTTCGGCATCGCCGGTCATGGTGTCTGATGCACTTGTTGCATTGCGTGTGACTTTCAAGCGGAAGCCATCGCCAGTGGTAACGGAATCGATTGTTGTAAGCGTAATCTCGGTATAAGTCGGAATGCCGCTTGTCCCGCTTGTTGCTGCCGTTGCGCTTGCTGCCGTATCGAACGAGTCGGCGTCCATGTCGGTAGTCATTCGCTCCAATGCAACTTGCCAAACGCAGTTCCCTGTCGTGGCAGTTGTCGCGGCCCAGATCAAGCGTATCTTAAGGCCGCTTGAAAGTATCGCGAACTGAGGAATTACATCTAAAAAAACAGAGTTCTCGATTGTCGTATCGTCGAAATCTAAAACGGCGATGGAGTTTCGCGTGTCGAGCGTTGCAAATGCTGTAGCAGGCGGTTGGTTTTCGCGTGGCGTAAACGTGCAAAAAGTGCCGACGCCATTTTGCAGAATGTTTGACGCGATCATGCGAGCAATATCAACGCGTTTGTTTCGGTTGGTTTTGGAAACTTGAGTTCAAACGTGCCGTCAAATACGCCGCGCTCGCCTCCAAATGCGAGCACGCACATTACGGCATTATCTTTTGACGCATTGTAAACAACAGCTCCGGCAGCCTGGAATGATGCGCGACTCAGTTTAATATCATCGAACGATACCCAAGCCGACTTCCCTGCAACGCCAGTCTTGAATCCCGATAGTTTTATTCCACCGGATTCATACCCGCTGCCGCTGATCTCGCCGTTCGGCGTGTATTTCTGAAGCTCCGGCCCGATCTTCGCATCCGTTCTGTATAGCGCGATTTTGTATTGATCGTTCGGTTGGTGCAGCCCTATCAAAAAGGCTTGCTTGGCTGAGAGTGCGATTCCTTGTGTTATCATTTGGCTTGTGCTTGGCAGACGGCTGCGCGTTGTGCGGTTTCTGGGTATTCTGAAATCATTAGGTCATCTCCCATACAGCGGGAAACAAAGTCAGGTTGCGACTCGCCGATGGACGGGGTCGGCATAACCATTTCGGAAATCAAATTAACGCCGTTGAATCTGCCGTGTTGATCCCGCGAAAATTTCATTTCCTTTTGCTTTGATGCGGCTTCCTTTGCGGCCATTGATTTAGTTTTCGCTGCGGCCCATACTTGCCCTGCGTCTCCGCCCCACAATGCCCATGCAATGCGGCCTGCGGATGGGAAGCCGTCTTCCCCTTGTTGAAAACCCTGCCCCTTTTTATCAACTTCATGACGTGAAAAGTAGGAGTGCATCCGCTTAACGGTATCGTCGGACAAGTTCTTGCCGTTGGAAATATCGCGAGCACGTGCAACGCCTACGGCAGTCCCGCCTCGGTTGTATTCTTCGCGCCACTTTAAGCCCTTCAATGCCTCTTCTACCATCCCCTTGCTTGGTTTGTTCTCGTCTGCGAATGCGGACGGCGCTGCGTCTTGCGCTGCGGGGGCGGCGGGTTCGGCGTTGATGATCTTGTTTGCGTTCGCCTCGTCCATTCCGAAGACAACGCGAAGGATAACGGCGACTTGTTCCGCTGAAAGTTCGCCGCGACCGAGCGCCGAGAGGATGCCCGAAAGCGCATCCGTTCCACCAATGCCGATGCTCTCGATGAGCGGCGGTGCTTCGTTTTTGCTTTCGTCAAAGATAGTGTCGATAGCCGTGACCGGCACAGAATCAGAAATACGCGAAGGTTGAATATCGAACTCTTGTCCGAGTTCTTTGATCATGTTCGCTTCCTTGGCCCGTGCGCGAAGTGCTTCTTCGTAGTCCTCTCCCATGTCGGAATAAATTTGTCCGGCAGTCTTCAAGCCAGCTTTCCAAAGCGAGATGTCGGCATTGGCTTCGCGTCCGTAATCAATCGAAACTTTGGCAGGCCAGCACCAGCGACCATCGAGCAAGTATTCGGAATCTGGGATGAGTCCGCGTGCGGCGGCGTCGAGCAAGATAATATTTTTTATCCTGTCGAGAAATTTACCTTCTAGCAGTCCACGCCAGCGCAAGAATGTGCGCTCTGCCATTGCCGCTTCCATGCGCGCCATTGGCCCACTCTTGTCGGCGTCGAATGCGAATCCGTAAGGTAGGCCAACTGCCATGCAAATGTGGGCTTGGATGAGTCGGATAAATTCTCCGAATGCGCCGGTCGGACGATCCGACTTGAACATTTCCATTTTCTCGCCCGATCCGAGATAGTTGACCGTTCCAGGGTCGAGCGACTGCAAGCGTGCGACCTGGCCTTGATCGTTTGAATTGCCCCGTGCGAAATAGTCACCAGCGTCAGCGGCTCCGCTCTCGGTGGTGATGACGCCGCTTTGATAGCTTGCGTATTTGATCGCCTGCACCTCGGCCTTGATCGCTTCTTGCAAGTCGCGGGTTGCGTTTAGCGCAGTAGCGAAAGCACTCCGCCCACGGTATTCATCAAGTCTTGCTGCATCGAAAAGGTGGATAAACTCTTTTGCAGGAATATCAGTAGGAGAAATGTACTGGTTATTAATAGTACGCGTGAAAATTGTGTATGAAACGGGTCTTCCATAATCGTCTACGTTAATGCCGCCGATATATTTGTCGGTATCTGTTCTGTCGTAAGGCGATCCGATGCGGTCGGCTTCGACGCTTTGCAATTTTAAATCTTCACCGTCTCTAACAATTATGAATCCGCAATCTCCATCGCGCAGAATAGCCGTTAC